TTGTTAATTGGACTTGGAGGATATGGAATGCACGGAATTTATATACGCTACAATGTCTCAGAAGAAACCCCTAAAGCACAATGGCCCAAAAAATTGGATGCATTTGCCTATGTTCAACGAGGGAAACCACAACAAGAAAATGACAACACGCTTTCGTTGGAAGAGTTAAGAAGTCATGCAATCCGCTATATTAAAAGCTTAAAAGAAAATGCGAGTGTCCATTTGGTAGAACAACGCAATGGTGAAATTGAGCATTTCGATCGTCGCTATATGGAATCGTTAAAGTTAAAGGAAAATATCGATGCGCAACTCATTAATCTCGAGGAAATTCGCTTACTTTTGCAACTAATGAATGTCCTGAATTTGTCGCATGGTTTTGGAGAAAATGCTGGGAAACTACTCCGCCAAATTACCCCATATGCAAAAGAGGTGGAGCATCCAACATTCCAAACAACACGAGTAGAACGTCATTTTTATACGGAATTGATTGAACATATTGAAACAGTGTATACACGCATCATGCGCCAACACAATCCGTCTACAAATGAAATGCAGCAGTCGGAAAAGCTCTGGACAACAGTTTGTGAGCAGACAATTGAAAAGGTTGAGTCACGCATAGAACGTTTGTCTTCGATAAAATTAAAGCATGAGAAAAATTTGTTAGAGTTTAGTCAATTAAAGCAGCAAAATGTCGAAGCGAAGGAACGCTTAGATCATGCTGTTAATGAGCTGGATGTCATACTAGGTGCATTAGAATCGTAATCATCTAACGATTGACGGAGACTCCGAATAAAAATAAAAGCATGTTGCCGATTGAGCTCAAAAGTGTAGCTCTGCTCGGCAACATGCTTTTTATTGTGGTTTTGCTTTCTTTTCTGTTTCTTCATTTTTTGACTGGCGATAGACCCGTAATAAATCAAACGCCAGTAACAATACAATAATATAAAAAATGGGGCTGTTCAAAGATAGTCCGAATTGTGACTTCCCACCAAGTAATGATAAGATAATCCAAAGTCCGACTGTGTAGAGGGTTACACCCACATATGCCTTTTTAGATAGCCTCTTATATGTATCCTTTGTTGTCGATATTTGAATAATGACGAGGACGATTAATATAACAAGGATAACCTTCTTCGATAAAACCTCTGCTAAAGTAGTGGTAGGAAAAAAATCATTGACGAATAGTAGCGTGAAAAATACAAGAATACAAAAATTTAAAATGCTTGAAAGCTTCATGTAATGTCTCCTTTGATGCCAAATGTTCCTTTCTATTGTAACATGGTTCTTTGTGTTAAGAATATAAAGCCACATTTAAAATGATGAAAATTTATTTGTTTGTGATTCCTCAAATAGAAGGAGAAGCAAAAAAATTCCCTCTCCACCATTCGCTATAACGAACAGTGAGAGGGAAAAGTATGTTTCTATTTTTTATTGATTTGTCGATACAGGACAGTTGCAAATTGCTCGCGAGTAAGTGGCTTTTGTGGATCTAACCCATTCAGTAGGCCTTGTTTTTTAGCCCATTGCCAGCCCGCTTCATGGGAATCACTAACAGGTCGTTCCACCAATCCTAACGATTTTTTAATGAAATCTAATTGTTGTTTTATAGCATGGTTCTCCGCTTTTAATTCTTCAAATTGTGACACTGTAAAACCTCCCTTATTGTCCGTCAGTAGATTCAGTTCCTTCTGTACTCTATGTAAGAAGGAAGACCATCTTCCTTCATCAAGAATACGATGGGGGCAGTATTTTCCATTCCAATCCTGATGCTTTCTCACTCGATCCATTGTCCAGCCACGTTCATGCAATAGCTGTGCTGTAAGTTGAACCGCTAATTCTTCAGCCCTTGCATAGCGTTCACCACCTGATTTCGAGTAACAAATCTCAATACCGATGGATTTCATGTTGCCGTTGCTTTTTCCATCTCCACAATGCCATCCAGTACGATGTAAAGGTAATCCTTGGATAACTTCTTGATCATCCACAGCAAAATGGTAGGACACCTGATTGTGATTACTAATCATATAACGAATTTCGTTTGAAGCTGCCGCATCATTGGCTGTATTATGTATAGTTATAAATTGTGCATCCATGTGATAAGGACATTTGATACCGTATTTTGAGGGCGATACTAAATTCTGTTTAATGTTTATAGTCAATAAAATCATCTCGTTTCGGTTTCACATAAGCCATGGCTCTTTTTGAATCACTAACATTGGCCGTGGTCGGGTCTAAAATTGCGTTATATGTACTGACTGCCATTAAAGCTAATATGTAAGGGTTAGCAAGCGCATTGACAATTAAGGTCCAGACACTTTCCCAGGTAGTCAAATCAGCGCCAGTGATGCCGTAGTAGGCAAATAGGGGGGTAATAATCGATAATCCTAGGGTCACCCAGAATTGTGGGTTACAAATGCGAACTTTCCAGTTAATTTTCATATGTATCCATTCCTTTCTTTATAAACCTAGCCATTTTAGTAGGAGTGCCCCTACAATTGTTGTCGGAATGAAAATCCACCAATGTAAATATTGTTTGATCGTGTCACTAATAGAGAGGCTATCTTTAGCGGATTCCAGTTTTAAATCCTCTTCAATACTGTCCACTCGTTTTCCAATGCCCTTTACATCATCTTGTAGTTCAACTTGCGACATGTTTAATTTGGTGAGGTTAATATTTATGTTATTGAAGGTTTTATCCATTCTATTTAATTGAATTTGTTGGTGTTTATTCATTTCTTGTTGTTGTTCTGACACGACTGTTAAGCGATACAATAATTCATGATTACCTTCCAGTTTTGAAATACGGCTATCCTGATTCTTGATTTCCACTTCAACACTAGCTAATCGTTCACCTAGCTTGTCATTTTGCAATTTAATCACCGACTTTATATAAATAATAAAAGGATAGGGAGGACGATAAGATCCACACCTATCCTGAATTGACTGCTCATTTCATCTAGTTTTCAAGTAATGTAATATCCTCAAAAATTTCACAGAATCTATCAAATAGAGTTGCTTTCTTACCTGTGAATTCTAAATCACAATTTAAGACAATCTCCTGTAAAATATGTAACATGTCAATTTTTTCTGCCGTTTCTTCAATAATAAAATCTTCATGTAGTAACGTCAAAATTTGTTGTTGCACTTCTTTTTCTGCTTCTTCAGTGAAAATAGGAAGCTCAATCTCTTTTTCATCTACAATTTCTGTATTATATAAAATTTCTCCATTTTCATCTTTTTCCGCATATTCATCAACCAATTGTTGTCTTTCTTGATTTACTTGATTCAATTGCTGTTCTAACAATTTGATAAAGCGAGTTCTCATTCGTGATTCTTTCCCTTTTAAAATGAGGTTAAAAAGAAAAGCTTGTAATTCACCGATTTCGTAATTTTTTATAATCATCTCTATTTCTCCTTTTGTTCACTAATTTACATAATAAACGCATAGCCAGTAACGCCGCCATTCACCACAATGACTGTGTCAGTGTTATGAACCATTAGGACACGGGGTTCGATCGTCGTGACAATATCAGAATCATCCCAAGTCGGAATAGTAATTTCAACAAGGATCTTTGGCTTCGATACAGATAAATCAGTGTTGATTTGACTGACTGCTTTACTAGTAATCTCAGTATTAATTTGACTTACTTTACGTGCGATAATTTCAGTGTTTATTTCACTTACGTAGGCTACAAAAATTTCAGCATCCGAATCAGCATCTTCATATACTCTAGCAGTAACTAAAGCTTCAACAGTAGGCTTAGATACAACAAGTTCGATTAGTATATCACTCTTAATATTCGGTTCAATTTCGACCCAAATATCGTTGCGATATTTTACTTCAATTTCAATGTAAATTTTTGGTTTAGAAACAGCTATTTCAGTATATAAGTTATTATTTTTAATAACTCGTGGAGTAATTTCCGTTGGGATAGTTTCCTTGCTCACTATAATCTCAGTGTCAACAACACTTGCATAAATAGTGTTAATATCAATTTCAGTGTCAATAACGCTATTCCCATAAGTAGGAATAGTAATTTCAACATGTGTGCAAGGTTTAGAAACGACTAATTCGGTGTCAATTTCGTCCTCTTTTCTTCTTGAAGCTGATATTTCAATAGGAATAGTAGGTTTGTTTACAATTATTTCAATCAAAATGCGACTATTTCTAGGATTTCTAACACTAATCTCTGTTGTAATATCGTGATCTTTCGGAATAGCTACTATTAGCTTGGTAGGCACATAAGGCTTATTTGCTGTGATTTCAACACATATATCTTCATCTAAAGGCACTTCTGATCGGTGCACGTAAAGATATGTTTGTTGATCAGAAGATTCAAATGTTGAATCAACAGTTATTTCAGTATTTTTACCTGAATTTAGCCGCTTATATACGAAGATTTCAGTAATATGCTGACTTCTACCAAAACTAAATATCCTGGAGTCATAGTATTCTACTACTAACGCTGGAGGGAGTTTGGATTCCCTGGTTTTAAATGTAACTTGTCCATCCGTTATTTCATTAGACACACGAATGATAAAGCCGTTATTTATTTGAGTAAGTGCTACCCAATTTTTTACAATATCGAATACATTAAATTCAACATAACCTGCTTGTTTGTTGACAGTAAATTGATTGGTAATTAGCTTAATCGGAGTGGGTCTATTTAAGTGCGTAATACCATATTCAGACCATGAATTATTAGCATTTAAAACCTCTAGAGTAATATTTTGAGGGATACTGTTACTGTAGTACAATCTTAAATTTGCATCCGTAAGTACATAAGATGGATTAATGGAAGATAAGTCAAATTGTACAAATGAACGCCAAATATCCTCGTGACTACGACCAACTACCATAGAAGAATAGCCACCGTAGTTAATTGTTTGATAGTCTATTTTTTCACGCGTGAAAGCGTCTTGAGTAGGGTTGAAAATGTCTGTAATAATGGGCGGTTGTTGAATTTCATAGAGCGTTGACATTCGATTATGAGGAGGTATTTCTATTTCAGCTTCTAGGTTGTTGTATCCAATCGGTTGAATTTCAGTTAGAATTTCTGAATTACCACGATACATAATGTTTATGTAAATCTCTTTTGAAGTCTCATCATAGGCCCGAGGGATAATATATGTATTAATATCAGCGTTTTCAGCAGGTCTCGCAATAATTTCTGTAAATACGTCATTGTTTCCAACAGCGATTAAAGAATATTTGGCTTTAAAGCTGTTGTGAGGGGGTGAATCAGTGTGGAAGGATGCTATTACTATTTCACCCGTATTCTGTTGTAGCAGGGGATCCGTAACTCCTTCATTAAAATTATTTTCCTCCATAATTTCACTTCCTTATCACATTGTATTGTGATTAGGCTTTGTCTGCTCTTACGATAATGTCAAAAGAACCGTTAGCGTCAGGCGTTGCGCCTAATTCAGATTTTAGTCGAATGAAGAATGACATTTCTTCGTTGTTTTGTAGTACACTACCTAATCTTAAATCAGGTTGTGGGTCAAAAGGAGATGAACTTGTACTAAACTCACAAGTCATACCTGTAGGGAAATTAGATGTATTAGCATACAAGTGAATGTTCTTAACGTCATAGCCATATTGGTTTTTAAGAATAACCTCATGCTCAATTGTAGTTTGACCTGCAATGATAACACCGAAGTCAAGATACTGTAGAACTTCACCAATCTCACTAGAGAAGTATTGACCATACACATCCTTGAACATAAGACCTGAATATGAGCCAATAAAGCTTGCTTGCCAATAATCAGTAGTACCAAAGAAGTCTTGAAACTCTATTTTAAGTGTGTTCCAATCATCAATTCTAATATCTTTACTACCGATTACTAACTCAATGTTCTGAGGTGACTCACCTAGTTTAGTAAAGCTTCCATCAGTAGGGTAGTAGTAACCATTGTTGAGTAATACACGATATTGAACACGAGTTAAATCATCATCACTTAAAATACCTTTAAGAATATTAGCGTCAAATGAAATGTCGATTTTAGCAGTAGTGTTTAAGATGTATAAGCTTGTGTCTGAAATAGTTGTAGTGTCACGAGGAAGATAATCTTCATATGAAACACTCTCCACAACAGAAACAATTGTGTCACGAGGGTTGTCTTTCAAGAACACACCAATGTTCAAGTATTTTTCTTTCCATGTACGCCACTGAGCATCGGTGATGTTATTTAGGTCTGTATGTTTCATACCATTAGCTGATATTGCTTGCTCCGTAGAAGCATCAGAGACAACAAACTTTTCTAGTTTTTTATCCCATACATACCATTTATCAGGTGTTTCTCCTGCGATAAAGTAGCGAGCTTCATCACGATATGATTGAGATATGTCATTGACGATAACATCATCTAAAGCACCATAGACACGTTTAGGGTTGACTAGTTTAATAAACTGAGGTTTTGGTATAGCAGTCATTTCAAGCACTCTCTGAGCAGTCTCAGGGGCTTCATCTGTCCATGTGACAACTTCAAAATCACCTTCTAGTTCATCTATAGGCGACCAATTAGCTTCAAGAATTAAATCAGCTTCATTTACATCTTCATCATCTGTGTAATAAAGAACCTCAACACTGTCGCCAAATTCATCATAAATATCAAATGGCTCAGTAGTTGTGGACACGACAATATCGTCTGTTGTTTCTGTGTACACTAGAACCTCAGGAAGTTCACCAATGTAATCATAGACTGAATAAGGTTCAACACCTGTTTCAAATGACACTTGCGAAGTATCTGAATCAGTGTAGTAAATTACTTGAGCTGTATCACCTAAGAGGTCTTGCGCCTTGAAAGTCTCTTTGTTCAATACTACAGAAGCAAATTGCTTGTCTTCAAAATCAGACCACATAATCATTGATTTGTTCCCTGATAGCTCATTCCATTGTGCTTCTGTAATATGGTCTAGATTATTCATTCCATATTTAATGAAGTTTTCTTCTGTAGCTGTAGTTGTTTGCCAAGAAGTGCCATTGTGGTATTTGTGTTGTGAGTTGTGTTGTACTAGGTATTTATCAGGAATAGGGGAGATTACGCTGTCATAAATTTCGATTTGGTCTAGTTGACCATTGAAAAATGAATAGTTTCCTGCTCCTGCCCACTTCCCAAGTGTTAAATTATTGACATAAGAAGTCTCTAGGTTTTTGGCTTGACTTAGAGCGATAGGGTTAGTCATATCATCTATAAATAGTTTTACAGAATTAGGGTTTAATGTCCCATCCCATGTAAACAAAATATCATGCCACATATTATCAGCTAAGTTTAAAGTTGTTCTAGGAACTTGAACTATAAAAGAATGGGTTACATTTGTCCAAGATGTTGAATCTCCATTAGCAGAAGCAATTCCAAAATTGTCGCCAAATAGTTCGATAATAAAGCCTTTTTGATTAGGTTCTCCTAATGTATTTATTATGTTTTGCGACACTCCATTTGCAGGATAGCCACCTGTTATTTTTAGTTTTAGCCTTATACTCTTAGCTCCAATAGGAATAACCTTACTATTATATTGGACATATTGGTTAGTACCATTAAAATCCATAGCATACCCTTTACCATCCCAACCTGTTACACGAGTAGGGGTGTTGTATATAGTTCCTGTATATCCACCAATAGAATCTATAGTATTTCCACTAGTTTCATCAAAACCAATAAAGGCTTTACCATATTTATTTAAATTATCTTTGCTATTAGCCATTGTATTGACCTCCAATATTTTTCCATATTAAAAGGACAACCAAATTAATAATTGTCCTCAATCATTGCTGTTTTAAAATCACTACCAATAGGAATAGTAAACATTCTGCCTTTTCCTAATGATGTTCTGTTATTAGTTACAATCTCATATTCAGTTGTAGATTTAGTAAAATCAATTGATGGTCTATCGACTGCTGAATCAATCTCTTTAATTACTCCACCTTGAGACAATAGTGTGCTTTCTTCTGTGTTAGGAATCTCTTTTACACGAGTTGAAGTAGGAGATAAAACAAGATTTTTATTGTCTGTTGTTTGGATTACCAAGCGTTTTTGCTCAAAATCAGAAGGGGATAGAGCCTTATTGTAGATTTGTAAATCATCTATTTGACCATTGAAATAACTAAGTGCGCCACCAGTGTTACCATCATTGTCGAAGCCTAGTCTAAGATTATAAGTTGAATCCTGTAAAAGTGGGAAATTCATTTTTTTACGGTTCTCTAATTTTTCATCAACATACATTTTCATAATTGATAAAGAATCAACTTGGCTGTCGACAACAATCATAATATTGTGCCACTTATTATCGTTTAAATTTTGAGAGTAGAACGAGTTTTCTTTTCCACTACCTTGAAGCATAGAAAAACCTAATCTTCCACCCATATTGGCAATCCATATACCATAGTTTCCTCCTGCAAAGCCACATGTATCAAATATTAAAGTTGATGGTGAAGTAGCTAGTGGAAACTTTACTTTAAATTTAATGGTCTTTTCATTTATTGGAATAAACTTATTAGTAAATTGCACATAGTTATTTGAACCATTAAAACTCATTGCCTTACCTTCACCATTCCACCCCTCAACTCTTGTTGCACCTGTAACTGTGCCAACATACCCATTGCCTAATTTATCATAAACATTTCCACTAGTTTCATCAAAACCAAACCATGCGACACCATATTGCGCCATTAATTGCTCTGTTGTTGCCAAATCAATTCACCTCTCTTTTATTGCAGAATCTAATTTCACCAATCTTGCTAAAAATGTGACCATTATTTTCTTTTATATCTATTCTCCAATACCTGTATTTCTTTAATGGATTAATTAAATACTGTCTCATTTCATCAGGTTTCCAATTTCCTTCTCCTGTAATACTGCGTACTGTATCGTAATTTACCCTATCGTTAGAACCATCTATATTAAAATCTTTAGGAGATGCAACACTAGCGTTTGTAACAGGAGAAGATACTAGCGCAACCATGTTAAAGCTTACCTCTCTGCCAAAATCTAACTGAATCCATCCTGCTTTAGCTCCATTTGCCGTAAGCCATCCGTCGCTATCGTTTATATTAGTCCCATTAAAAGCTTTCCAAGCAGGATAATTAGTGTTGTAAACGCTACTAGCACTAGCAACTAATGGAGAAGGGGAAGTGTCAGATGTCATGTTTGTTTCATACCAAGTGTATAAACGCTCAAAATCTACAAATGGCTCTTTGATATTCAAAGTATTGATTTTTCCAATATCTTGTGTAAAAACTTTTCCCTTTGTAGTTGCAACAGGTGAATCATTTGGGTAGAGATTTTTATCAAATGGTACATCTAATTGAATCTCTTTACCTTGCTCAATACCATGTAAAATCATGTTTTTAGTTGAGTTGTCAGGAAGGTGAATAAGAGTGTTGTCTGATAGGGAATAGTGTTCATTTGTTGTTGGATTTTTAATAGCTAGTTTATCATCTGAGAATAAAGGTATATAGTCATAACCAACAACACCAATAACAGTTTCAAGCGTGCTTTCAGGTTTTAGTTGGTATCCTAATCTCAAATCTGCCTTAATTACTTTTCTTGAATTTTTGTTTATTTCACTAATGTCTAAAATATCTTTCCAAACTCGCACAAGTGCAATAGACCCTTTAAATTGAGCGCCAAAGTTTGCTGACCAATCTCCTATTGAAAGCGTATTTACTGTTGAAGTTGAACTTCCATAGGCGACTGCTGTAGCAACTAAATTAAAGTTTCTATAAAATTTTAAATCTTTTCCATTGACAGTTAATGCAACATGAGTCCATTCGCCAATAGGGTAATTGGCGCTATTAAAATCCTCAAGTATAACACCTTGACCATTTGGCTCACCACTTCTAAAACAAATTTTATTTCCATAAATATGCAATCCATTTGCTGTGCCTGCATTACCTCTCATTATGAAAGATGAAAAGTCTGCTTGCGTGTTTGTGGAAGGTTTTATCCAAAGCTCAATAGTGAATCTTTCTCCGTAAGCTACGCTATAAGGTGAAAATGTTATAGAGCCTGTGCCTTTGAAATTATAGGCTTGTCTATTAATAAGCATCTATACTATCTCATTCCTTTCTATCTATTAATGTTATCTATTTTATATCTCAAAATAAAAACTCAGCACTATTCAAAACTAATGCTGAGTGGTTTTCTATCTAATTGTGTTGTCCATAATTCATCTGAATTTTCTGAAACTTCATCCTGTAAAATGTAGTCTTTACTTTTGAAGATTGAACTTAGATTTTCCAGAGGCGGACTCACGCCATATTCACTAAAATTTTTTTGAGATATTTTTGATATTTGGACTAAGGTGTCTTTAAAGTATCCAAACAGAATTTCTCCAATAACTATATATACAGTGTTATTAGCTTCGGCAACATCAATTCTAAAATACCTAGCCTCCACTTCTTTGAAGTGAAATTCTCTTGTTTCAGAAGTAGACCAATTAGTTTCACCCTTTAGCGACAAAGCTTTTTCAAAGTTAATTCCATCATTAGAATATAAAATATCAAAATCTTTGGGGCTTGACGCCGCATAGTTTACGTAATTTGAAGATGTGAGAACAAGTCTATTTACCACTAGTTTTTTCCCATAATCTATTTGAATCCATCCTTTTAATGCTCCATTTGCAGAAATCCAAGTGTCTAGAGTGCCAACGTCAGTTCCGTTAAAAGCTTTCCAAGCAGGAAAAGTGCCTGAACTATGAACACTACTAGCACTTGCTACTAAAGGAGAAGGTGCGGTATTAGATGTCATATTTGTTTCATACCAAGTGTCGATTGATTCTAGTGAAAATGTCTTGCTGTTGGATTGAAGAAGAGTTTTTTTAATGCTGTCCAATGGTTTGTATCCATTTGGGATTCCATGCTTGAATGGCGTTGCTCCAAAATTGGCAGTATAAGTAGTTGGGTAAGCTGAACCTCCATTTGAAACAGCAGGGAATATTTCCCCCATGGTTTTAATATCAGTATGAGAAATACCTTGTGACACTCCATTTTTATAAAATTCTAATGTACCATCATCTAAATTCAAAGCTATTCCAATTATATCGCCTACTGTGTAACTAGCTCCATATGCTACACTCTCTGGCATCTTTCTGCCGTCAGTATAGTAAAACCTTGCATTTTGAGATGTGAAAATATTAGCCGTCAGAGAGGCTGATTTATTTACTATCCCTATCGTCATTGCAGGGGTAGTTGACATTGAGTTAACTGTCACTTCCCAATACCACTTACCACTCACTTGTCCTTTGGTAGCTCTAACAGTGTTATTTACATTTGGAACTAAGGCAGTTAGATTACCATTAGACAACACCACTCCTGAGCCTTTGTTATTGAAATCCCATGTTATTTCTGACATATTATTTCACCTCTACTTTTATACTTCTAATATCAATATATTTCTTCAAATCAATAGTCTTACTAAATACTTTGCCAACTTCACCCTCATTTAAAATCTCACTTTTATTTGTCATTGGTAAAGATTCTAATTCTGTAACTGTACGGTCAAGTAGGGAAGAAAGATTATCCATACCTTCTGATTGGAATTTAGTTGAAGTAGGTAGGGTAGTAGACACTGTTGACCAATAGGCAGGAATATCAGGAGTATCCATTTCATACATTTCAAATGAACTTACTAATGCATAATAACTAAAATGGCTTAATCCAAATTGTAGTTTATAGAATGAATACTCATTACTATTGTTAAAATCATAGATTACTTTGGCACTACTGTTAGGATGGTTATTAACAGATAGGAGGTTGTCATAATTTAAACCATCACGACTACCCAACAAAGAAAATTCTTTTAGTCCATAGGTGCTACCTGAAATTGACTGGGATGCCAATATAATTTTATTTACCATTTTCGGAGAATCAAATTGGTATTGAAGCCATGATGGAGCGCCTGCGTTTGAGCCATTATCATACCAATATGTTGAGTCATTTTTATCAAACGCTTGCCATGCAGGATTATAAGCGCCCCTTGCTGTTACCTTCCCTGTTGGACTAGTGTTACTTGTCATATGGGGTACTACATTAGTAGTTGAGTCTTTACCTATTAGTTTAGGGGTGAATTTCTTATATTCACCATCATGTAAAATAAGAGTTTTATTAGTAGAATTAATCATTCTTGAGCCATCATATGACAAAGTTTTGTATTTAATATCGGTAGGGGGATATTTAAATGGTGTTGCACCGAAGTTAAATGTTGCAGTACTACCACCAGTTGATGACCCAGATGTTATGGCAGGGAATAAAGTTCCTAAAGTTTTTAAATCAGTAAATGCTACACCTTGATTTGCACCATTGACATAGAATGTCAATACACCACCATCTAGATTCAAGTTTACACCAACTGTATCTCCTGCTTTAAAAGCTGTGCCATACGGTAATGATATAGATTGTGCTCCACTCCATTTTGTTCCAGTCGAGCTATAATACCCTCTAGATGTAGTTAAATTATACGTTGTCCCTACAGACGCACTAGTTATAACATTAACCATCGCATTATTAAGGCTTTCGAATGTTATCTCATAATACCACTTTCCACTACTTCTACCGATAGATGCTCTAGCAGTACCAAACGCATCGACAATTACAGCGGTCATATTATCGTTCTTTAAAGTCACATTACTACCTTTATTGATTGGGTCTAAAGTTATTACCATATTACTTCACCTCCAATCTATCAATTCTTACCCAATCATCACGAGTGATTTTCTTTCTGTGTAAGCTACCTATGTCTGACCAAGTTGAATCTAATTCCTTGTCATAAGTATAGTCACGTTTGAGACTTAAAGATGTTGTACCTTCTTCATAGAAATCTAATTCTCCTAAGCCTGCGTATGAAGCATGTCCATTGTTTTCAGAAAATTTAAGTCTATATGCTTTATAAGTATCATTGTTTAAAATAGAGTATTCTTTGTCTTGATAACTTGCTGTCCATGATTGCTTAGTTTGAGTATCTAAGTCTACCCAAGTTCCATTAGTACCATTTGTAGTGTCTAAGCTTCCTTGAAGAACCCATGACTTAACCATACCTGATAGCTGACCACTAGTACCACCTGCGCTTCTTACCTTATATTTGCTAACTCTAACAGGATTGTTAAAATAGAATCCTACAAAACCTGTTAGAAAACCATTTCTAGAAAGATAACCTTCTGCTTTGTCTGCTTTATCAAAAGCATACCAAGCTGAATAACTACTACTATACTCTGTTTCTGCAAAAGCAAAACCTTCTGAGGAAGATGTATTTGATGTTAATCTAGGTACAACATAACTACCTGCTTTAACTTCTTTTTCTTCAATAAATTCATTAGTATTGAAATCACTGTTCGCTATAGTAAAAACATCCGTAACAAACCCTGCAAATAAATCTATTCTTACTTGAATGTACTGCTTAGTGTCAGACTGAATTGCCCCATCTTCCGCAATCGCAATCCAATCAGACCAATCTCTACCATTGTCTGAAACTCTTGTTAATACTGCGAATGAGCTTGCGCCATTGTTTGTATTAGTTGTGAATATTTTTTCGAAGTCCTGAAAAACATCTCCTAAATCAATCACATCAGAAGTCCATGAACCTTCTTCTGTGTAAATAGGGTTTCCTTGACCATCAATATCAACTTCCACTAGTTGAAGAAATCCTGTTGTCTTGTTAATTTCAGTATTGTCATGAGTTCCTGAGACACCAATAGGCAAGCCTATCTCTTTCTTCTCTGTATTACCGCCTAGAATAGCCATATGAGCATTTCCCTTTCTTAGTTAATTATTTGATAGTCCAATTCATCTGACCTGCTCTATTGGCTTCTAAAGGGGCGTAGAAGCGTTCTACTTCAATTCCTCTTGACTTAAATACCAAATGACCATTCATTGGTTTGTTTGAAGTTAATTTAACTTCAATAAAAGCACTCTCATTGAAAGGAAGTGAAACAACAGGCTGAAAGAATAATCGAACATCATCTTTCTTGTAAGTTGTTTTGTAGCCAAAATTAATTGACTTTAAGTTTGATTGCTGAATACCTTGCACATTACTGAAATCAGTAAAGGCTTCTTTATATGTGATAAGGTCTTTGTTTTCAAAATTTGTTGTTAAATGATAAGTTTTTCCATCTTCATCAATATAGTCAATCTCAATTCGTCTACCTCTTAAATTGAAAGAACCATCCGACATTTCGAAGAAAAATTTCATCCCTTGACCAAACAAACCAAAACGAACAACCTGATTTCTCTGAATTAAATAAAAATCATTTTTCTTATGCGTAAGTAGGTCGTACTCAGCATAGTTTTTACCATTTACATAATCAGCGTTCCAGTTAAAAGGAATTTCGATTGCTTGATTATTACCTGCGTTTGCGAATAACATTTTTATCAGTCTCCTTCATTGCATTGAAGTATTTTGTCTTATAAACTCCATAAAAAATAGGGTAGGGGAGAAATCCCCTTGCCCTGTAAAAATCACTGTTTTATTTCTTAAATATCATTATGTTACTTTTACACGTAACGGTAAGAAACACGTTGTACTAACAGGTTTTTCCCTGCTGACGCTGTGATAGGCACATCTGCATACACAGAAATCTTAACAAAGTTACCACCTGCTAAGTCTGCATTAGTTCCGTTAACGTCTGTTTTGTTTGCGAAACCTAAAATCTCTTTAGCGTTTGGTGTTTTGTCAATTTTTATTGCCACCAACTCTGCTGTACCATCAAATACAGGGTTTCCTTCGACAGTTGCCCATGATGGTTCTGTAGCGTCTGTAGTACCTGCTTTAGTTACTTTGTAAATGAAGTCATTACCTGCTGTTGGTTGAATATAAGTGTCTAATGTCAAAATTTGATTAGCAGACCAAACTTGAGCAGTAGAAGCGTTCATATTTGTTGTAGTACCTGTAGTTCCTAAATCTTTCGTACCACTAGGGTTAGGTGTTCCTACACCGCCTTTACCAACAGGAACGAATGAACCTTCATTTAAGCTGTCTACACGAACGTTGAACCAATTGTCTTTAACTGCTTCAACAATGTTCCCCCCTGAGCTACCGTCACCACCATTACGGTCACGAGTAGTGAATACTACTTCTTCCATTTTAGAGCAATCGTCAACACCTGCTCTGTTGTTCCAAATATAGAAAACTTTAGTTGCTGATTGTGAGTCTGCGTCCACTGTATCGTAGTTTACTGTTTTTTTTACTTCGTCAGCTTTTTTATTTGTACCTTCATACCATGATACTTGAGGTGCGTTTGTCATTATAAAATTCCTTCTTTCTAGTTAATTTAATTTTTTATAATAAAAAACTCTCCGAATCAATGAAGATTTAGAGAGTCGTTTAACACTATTTTTACATTGACCGATAAGTTTTGTGCATCGACAGAAAAAGAGGGGATAGTTAATCTGAAAATATCACCTTTTTTCACATTACGTTCTGTTAAAGCGTGTGTTTTATCATCAAGATAGTGGTTTTCGCCAATCACAACTGGGTTATCCGTGATATCATGCCAATCCGTAAAATTGGCAGATTTTTGAATTTTAACGGGAGTTGGTTGAGCGCCTTTTGATGTGACAGAGGCTTTTACTTCTACAATTTCACCTTCGTAATCAAAGACAACATGAGGATCTTGAACGCCTTCTAAGATATCTTTTGGAATGATGAATACAATTGTTTTCTCATTAACAAATTCAGTAATACCTTTAAGTTTCATATAATGCTCTTTGCTCATTAATCCGTTTAAAAGCTCACTTGCTAGAGGAATGTTGCCCCCTAATGCATCGATAGGAATCCAGTCTTTTCCGTTCCATCTATAGCGGATGCCTGTATCAAAAACCTGAGTAGTCCATCCAACTTCAGGGTAAGGGAACTTTTTCGCAATATCGTTATATGTATTGACAAAAGGCTGATAAATTAGAACGGTTGTTTCATACGCGTCTTTCACTAATTCGGTAGCATCTTTTGCTTGCTGTGTTGCAATTAAAGCCTGGTCTGTGGCGTTATTGGAATTGTTAATAGCGATGACAAGACGTTTTAAGTACTCTTCATAAGTGTCTGTTCGATCTATTAATTCTTGTACTTGCGCTTTACTTTTTTCAATGATTTCATGCAATGATTCAGTAGCGGTTGTTCCATCATAATGAATGATACGAGTAGAAGGGTAGAGGATAAGGCCTCTTCCTTTATATATAATGGAAAGGGTCTCCGCTTCTTTTGATTCATGGACATAAACAAAGCCGTTCGTATAGTCAACATAAAATTCATTTTTATCGAGGTTGTGTTTTATAAAGGCTTCGTAGTTTATCTCAAACATGCCTGCAATACGTACTTTAAACATCTCGTCAGGAATTTCTAATAAGAATACCCGTTGATTTACTACTCGTGCAATATCAAGTCTATCGATAAAAGGATCGTTGGGCGTACCTTTTCTCCAAACGATATGGATAGGATTATTAAATTCTAAATAGTTAATAGGTAATGACAATTACTCACCTTCTTTCTTCATTTTTTTCAACCTGAGAATACGTTGCTGGAACCTTCACTTAGTGTTGGTGTAGTGCCTCCATGAGTAGTCACTTTGTCGCTTTTTCTGGCTAATGACTTGCCATTAACGAACACAGTCGAACTTCCTCCAGTAACAGAACCAGTGGCATTTGTATGAGAACCACTGTCATAAGACCAACCACTCGGAACTGAGTAGGTGTCTTTTTCTGACGTTTTTGCTCCTGAATATACCACTTCTTTTCCATTGACGAATACATTGGAACTACCTTCGTTTATTTCCCCTTCAATCGTTGCACTAATGTGATCGTATGAGTGAGAGGAGGAGGGGGGAGTTAGAACACCATAGCACACGCCACCTGACCAATATCCTGGATAATATTCACCGTTCATATAACCGGCTTCACAAGTATATTCATTTGGTTTTTTTACCTTGATATGCCCCGTTGCTGTGCTATTTTGAATTTTATTTCCTTTCACTGAAACTTCAGGCATGTTACTTCCTCCTTAGTTGAGGTCGATTCGAGACCCATTTACCTTAACTCCCGAAGTGCTGATGACAATTTTATTTTCTCCTACCGCTAAAGTAATGGCATTGGAAGCTTTGAAATTAATATTTTTGCCATCGAAGCTCATGGAGTGAGGTGTTTTCATTAGAATGGATTCATCGCCATTTTTAAGAGCAATTTCTCGTTTTTGGCCATCCGTGCCCACATAGTCAAAATAGAAGCCATCACTTTTTTTGTATTGGTATCCGACATTGTTTCCTGCGCCCGCATCTCCGCCTGCCCCCCACGTCATGTGAGGGTAAGCAGCATCTCCAGTTTCTTTCACTGTGATCGTGAGCTTATCTTTTTCAGAACCGCCATAATTTGTTTTAATCTTAAAGAAATTATCCTTAACATGAATAAAGTCTTGTGGTTGGTTGGAATTCAGTGTCTTTAATTTATTGACCGTTAAATCGGAAATATAACTTCCATCCACATCTTTTATCATTTCATCACTATCATTACCCATTATAAGAAGTTTTTTAGCGTAGATAAGGCCATCTTTACCAATCCAAATGCGCTTTTCACCTTTAACATCAATGGCGATGCCTTCATTGGCATTTAAGCGTATTTCTTCGCCGTTATTGCCGTTAATCGTAATACCTTTATTGTGGTCGAAAGTTATTTTCTCTCCTAAAAAACCGTCAACAATTTTTAAATTATGGGTCGTAATATCTTTGGCATAAAGCCTACCATCTGTGTCAACGTAGAATTTTCTATTGCCGTTAACATAAATTGAAATGGCTTCGTTTGCGTTTAGCCTTATCTCTTCGCCATTTCTACCAAAGATAGTGATGCCACGTTCCCAATCAAGAATAATGGCGTCGCCTAAGTTGCCATCTACAATGCGTAAGTTTTTTGTGACTAAACCTTCAGCATACAGTGTGCCATCTTCCCATTTGTCGTCATTTAATGTAGCAAATAATTTACTGACCCATTTATCATTCTCCCACTTTTGCAGAGCAAGACCATTAGTAGCATTCAGAAAAGCTCGGTATTTTCCATCACTGCGCACAGCTATAAAACCAAACTCATTCATAATTAAATTATTATTATACGCACCCATGTGAATACCTGAATAGAACAAGGAGTCTTCAATAGCTTGTCGAAGGCGAGTAGCTTCATCATAGTAATTTTTAAATTTTTGCACAAAAATACCACGATTCTCAATCGGACTCGTGGATTCAGTCAGTGGGTCAGTCATATCAATATTTAAATTTTGTGCATCTAAAAAGCCATTATTAAGAATCCTAATATAGCTTGAAATATAATTCATGAGTGCTAAATAAGCATCTTTTAAAGCACTTGTAGAGTACCTATCAGTTATAGAATAGACAGTAGGGAACGTTTGAGTATCTGTATTAAATTCGGCATTCACATCTGTTTTATTATCTCGTTCACTTCTAATATACTTTTGCGCTTGTTGGAGAAGCAGCTTGTAGTCTGAGTGTATTTTATATAATTCTTTAATAAGCTCTAATTTTTCAAGCGTAGTCAATTTTCCGTCTGCCACAATCTTGTCAAATAAGCCAATATCAAAGTAATTATTTTCTGCATCTAAAATTACTTGGTCTAGGTTATTTACGATTTTAATATTTTCGGCCACCATATTTCGAGAATACAACGTACCATCTGTATTAGCCCATAGTACTTTTTTCCAATCATCGCCGTCTTTTTTGCTGACTGAAAAACCTTCACAAGTTGTCAACGCTACTTTTGTTATCGTATTCCATGAAACAAGACCAAAACATTCAGATTCTTGAGGAATTAAATTTCCGTCCTTATCTTTTTCATTGTCTGATACAAGCCCTAACCGCATGACTTCATCACCGTTACGATTATAAATAGTGGTCCGTGAGCCTTGTGTCAGCCAAACACCTGATTCGTCTTCAATGATTAAATTCACACCAGAAATTATTTTACCGAAAATTCTCTCGCCAAAAATGCCATCTTTCGAAATGGCGTGCTTCCATGAGTTGCCGTTATCGTTTGTGATAGCTAAAAATCCATTTTGAATCACTAGCCAGCTTAAAGGGTCGGTTAAATCTTTTACTGTAATGCCGCGCTCATTGATCTCAATTTGCTGGTTATATCCAGCCATTACAGCATTTTTCAATGAGTCCCATTTATTGTTAATGATGTCGTTAATGGCCCCATTGTTTTTTTCGGAAAGATTCCATTTCCATTTTTCCATTTGGACGAGAGTAGAGGTATTGCCAGCCTTACTAAGCTGCTCTAACCAGGTGTTTTTTTCATCAATTTCGTTGGTGATAATAACTGAAATACTTTCTCTTTCAAAATCATAGGTAATTTCCGTTATTTTAGCTTTAATATCTACCTGCAATCGGTCATAACGAACGCTGACGATATCACCTAAATTGAGTTTATCCCAATCATTTTGACATTCCACGACTGCTAAAAAATCAATCATATTCATGTCTAATTTAATTTTAGGTTGTAAGTATTGTTTGAAAATTTCTTGTGCTTCTTCTAACAAATCTTGATCATCGACAATCGAGTCATTTGTATATTCTTTGTCGATTTCAAAATTGGATAATTCAGCTAACTGTTCTTTTGAGAAATTATTCTCTCTAAGTAATTTACTTCTTAATCGTTCTAACTCATCTTGATAATTGCTTAATTGATAGTTTAAGTCCCGAATAAAGGCTTCTTGATTGGCAATCTCAGCTCTTTTTGCTTCTAGTCGGTTAATGATATCCAGGTGAGAAGGGGAGTTCGATTGAAAATTAGCATTGGATAAATCTAATTCATCTTCTATGATAATTCTTTGTGTTTGTAGACTGCTAAGACGCTGTTCTTCAGTTTGAATAATGGAATTCTGCGTAGTGATAGAACTCGTTAAGTGAGTGAATTTTTCTGCTAATGACTCTACTAATGCATGATAATTTTCTAATGCAATACATAAGTCATCACTTAAGTACTCCGAATGGCTAATGACGACCCCGTTTTCACGTTTAAAGGGGTAGAGGTAGAATCTAAAATCTTCTAAATAAGCCTGACCTGTGGGGTTTAACCGATGTATTGTCAGTCCATCTTGACCATAAACCTTTAATCGAGTGATTGTATCAATCGTGTTAGTAGACAAATTAAAGCTTTCTAAATATTTGCCATCTCGGATATAAAACCCTTTATTGTTGCCAATATTATCAGGTCTATAGTAGTTTATTTCACATTTAAGTGTGTCCCAAACAATTAGAGCATTCCATAGGTTTGCTAAATCATAAATAATTTCTAGAATATTATTTGAGGATACTTCATAGCTGCGATAGGTTTCGAAAAAGCTATCGACATAACCAATTTTCCAATTAGTATTTGCTGAGGATAATATTTCGTTTGTAATTTGTGCGAGCGTTTTACTGACTACTTCAAAATCTCTAATATTTTTATCGCTCAGTTGCACACCCAACGATAGGGCAGAGTATTGAATATATTCATCATCGCTATAAGATTTGGTGGATTCATTCAATAAGAAGTATTCCGTTACAGGACCGAACTTCAGTTTAAATAAATATCGATTTTTAATCGTTTGGATATTCGGATTGTCCGTGGGAACACCATCTTGCAAAATAACTGTCGGTATCTTGAAAGATAATTCATTTAATACATTTAACTTCGTATTATAGCTAATATCATAAGCTTCACTAAGAAGTGCGATTGTTTTTTTATCGGGTCTACAGAGGAAAATTCTCGGTTGTGCAGCTTTTATATCATAATTAATGTCACCTAATTTCACTTTATCACCCCCTTTCATTGAAAATTATTGTTGAATAAATACATGTTGGTATCTAACATGCATATCGAAATCTCCATCTGCTTGAATGTAGTTGTTCCCAATCGTTAGTTCCAAAAATTCATCATTGTGATCATCATAGCGATAGACGCCTAAATATTGTCGATTTGACACTATTTCTTCTTTCTGACAATGAATAAAAACTTCTTCGTTATCAATTAAATTATGTAATTGCATCTTTTGATTTGTCATAGTATTCGTTATTGCTACGTTTCCATTGCCGTTCTTTTTTCTAATCCATACTTTAGGTTTTACCGTAAAATCACCTAAGTTTTCTAAAACAGCACATGGATCAAAACTAATTGAGAATGTTTGGATATAAGGTTTTTCATGCTCTTTAGTAGCACTCATGACGATTTTATATCTAAAGGACATTCCTTTGAGGCTATATTGATCTAAAAGACCAGTATCATTGAAATTTATTGGCTGCCATGCGGTCCACTTAAGCGTATCGTAGGATACTGAATAATAGAATTCGACTTGTTTAGCATATACATTTACAATATTAGCTGCCATCGTTGTCAAATATTTTTGGGCATTAGTAGAAATAGAATGTATGTTGGAGATATACGAGCCTTTTACCGTTGAAATGGAACCCCAATTTGTCATGCAAGCACCTCTATTCTATTTTGCCAAATGGCCTAAATTCACAGCTGTTTCCAATACGTTTCCATTTAATGGTCTTCGCTTTTCGCCAAACGACAGAGTTATCAATGGATGCAGTTTCATTTTGAATGGAAGACCATACGGGTTCATTTACTGAAGACAATCCTGCTGTTTCACAAATGTAGTAGTATTGTTTGCTACCATTAGTAGGATAAACAATATCCCCAACTTCATAGTTATAGTCCTTGCGCCAATTACTACCATTAACATCATAAAACTCTTGATGTAATCCTGTAAGGAAGGTAGGGGAGCTAGTTGAACTTTTGCCATCCACTACACATTCATATAAACCACCATTATCAGGCACAGCCTTTATTAAATCTCCTACAACATAATTCTTGTTAGGTTTCCAGGTTTTAGCATGGATGCCTTCTCTCGTTGCAACCCAACCAATATGGGCGCTAATGGCGGGTGCTTTGTTCCATACAATATAACCAATCGGATAAAACGTGTTATCATGTAATTCTTCAATAGATTGAGCAGACGATTTTAAGTATTTTTCAAGTTTATTAAAGTTTTCACCATAGTTGACAATGGTTTCCTTGATATCATCCTGCTCAAATGTGGTTTCTGTTACAATTTTTAAGCCTAGTTTATTTGTAGTTTCCATTTCAATTGTCACCCCAATTCGTAGTGTTGGCATACAATATGCCCCATGTGTTATTCATTGCATCAATTGTCAATCCATTTGAAGTAATTTTCATATTATGGCATTCTCCTTCCGCAAATGTAGTCATATCATCCTTTAATAAGTAACTTTTATTCGATTCTCGAAACTCTATCTTATCTAGTATATGTTCATGCGAATAGGTATAAGGTGAATCGCATCGAATCTTTAGTTCTACATAACCTTGTTTGAGCCCATTATGTATGAGCGTTGAATCACCTTCTACAAGTGCATACATGACTCTATTAGGATTATGATCAAATACTAGTGGTTTATAATAGGGTTGGAAGAGCCAGCGTGCAATTTTTCTTAAATCACTTTCGTTTACCCAATCATCTAGATAAAAGGACAATTTAAAAGAGAGTGGTTCATGCTCCACTCTCTGAAAGTAAGGTGTTTCATTATTTGCGATTTTCTTTTCGATAATTCGCCGTGACGGTAAAAAATTCTCTTCAAATAAATTACCTGAAGACCATCCTATCGTAACGCCCATATCCTTTGATGAGATATTATCATACATAAAATGAATAGATTCTAACACTAATTTCTCATCCCTTTCTTACGTAATAAGTCATCGTTAATCATTTTGCTAAATTTATTGAGATCATTCATATCACCATTCATTTTATCGATGTTAAATTCGATGTTGATGTCTCCGTATGTTGAAGCAGAAGCGGCTTGAACTGTACGGAAGGTATTGCTAAATTGCGGGATTCTATCTAATATTGGTCGGAAGAATAAGCTAGCTCTATCCATTATATTGGCCATTGAAAGTAAGTTTTTAGTGTCGATAGGGGAATGAATTAATTCATTTGGATGGACAATCATCGCTTTCCCACCTAAACCGTCAATACCTTGACTGGAAAAATTTGTAATTCCTCCTTGTAAGGCAGAAGCAGAGTTATTAAAACTGTACTGAGTCCCGGCTATTCTTAAGGCATTTGCTTTTTCTATGATAAGATCCTGAAGTTGGGGAGTTATGACTACATGCTTCGCTTGTTCCATAAAAAAGTTACTTAATTTAAGTAGATCATCATCAGATAGTTTTGTTGTTATGTAATTATTAAAATCGATATCTGTGGGAATCTCAGAATTATTTTTTCTGCCTTCTTGGGCCAGATTGTGAGCCTTTTCTCTAATACTTGCTTTACGTACAGAGTTTGGTTCATTTTCAGCAAGAACATCGGTCATAAACTTTCCTAACAGTACTTGCATATCACCTTCAATCAGTGAAGATTTGTTTTTATTATTGCTAATATCATTCGAAGAACCATACTCACCATTTTCTATTTGTGATGATTTCTCAACCTGATTCATTAAATCTAATGCTTTTTCTAATTTCTCAATAATATTTTGCCTGATAGAGGTTCCAACATTTTCGAAGGTTCCTGTTAGTGTCAGCTCTAAATCGGGCATGCTTTTGTCTAACCAAGTTTTAAAATCGCCAAATTCCTGTTTTAATGAAGCGAATTCTCCATCTCGAATTTTCTTTCTAATTTCTTCGAATTTACGTTCATCATTTAGTCTATCAGTATAGAACTGTTCCCAATATTTCTTTTTCTCATCTATTAAGTTTAATTCTTTTTCGTGATATTCATTTTCCAGCTCTTCCTTTTGACTCATTTCAGTTTCTTTTGCTTCTAATTGCTCATTTAATGATTCTTTCCGTAATTCTATTTCACGGTCATGGCGTTTCTCTGAAATTTCCTCGTCAATTTGAGCAAGTTGCTCTTGTAAATTTTTTCGTTTAGATTTAGCCTCGTGAGAATTATCTAGCAGCAATAAATTGTATTGTCCTTGGATATCATTGCGCTCTTTTTCAAGTTTAGCAATATCCTGATCATAATCACGCTGGGATTCTTGCTGGTCAATTAGTTTCAATTTATCTTGGATATTTTTTCTAAATAAATCCATTTCATCTTTATAATTGTCCATGACAGTGTCGTGACGGTCATTTTCCCGCTGTATCTCGTCATCGATACTCTTTATATGTGCATCCCGTTTTTCTTGTATGTATTCTTTATAGGCATCAATTAATTTATTTGCTAATTCTTCTTGTTTTTTCTTTTCGTCTGTTGCAAGCTCCGCTCTTAAACTAGCCTTTTTAAGAGCCAAAGCTTTAAGGTCTGCCTCTGCTTTTTTTAAATCCTCAGGAAGCAAACTGAGTTGTAATATATTATTTTTGGTGGTGTTTATTTGGTTTTTAATACTTTCTATTAAATTTTTTTGCTGTTCTTTTTGGAATTTACTTTCACGAATATATTCATCGGAGCCTTCATCAAACATGGACTGGATAATTTTACTTCGCTCGATTGAAAACTCAATATTATCATTTTTCTCATCATATTGAGTCTTAATATTAATCAATATTTCGTAATTCTTTTCTCGAATTTCAATATCTAGCAATTTTATTTCAGTTGTAAGCTGTGCATATCGCTCTTTAAGCTGCTCTAAAACTTCGCCTGAATGCTTGCCACCTGCAATCTGCTGTTGTAAATATTGTAACTCGCTTCGATTGACCTTTTGTTTTTGATTCATGTAAATGGTCATCAGTTGCAGTGTCTTGGCATATCTAGCGGAATTGGTATCTAATTCTTGTATTTTAGCATTCTCATATTCTAGCTGTGATTCTGGCATGCTGCGTTGATAGTCAAACGTTTCGAGTTTGTTCAAAGCCAATTGTGAAATGGCATTATTGGTGTCTAACATTTCGGTTTTCAATTCCAATAATCTACTTTTCATTTCATCTAGCGTGATAGCTGAAAGAGAGCCATTTTTAATTAATCCTTCTAAATAGACGAGTTCCTGATTATTTACGGTTTGCTTTTGCTCTAAATATTTCGTTTGTAGATCGATTGTTTTTGTATATCGACTCGAACTTTTATCAACCAATTTTAGCTTGGAATCCTCATAATCTAAATTAGATTGTATATTTCCTCGCTTCCAATCAAAATGAGATAACTGAGAGTCTATAATGTCTTTTTCAATTTTAGCAATTAGCTCTTTTTGATTAAGAATGTCACTTTGTATTTTGAGCAACTCGGATTTTGCTTGGTCGATTGCTTGTTGCGTTGTTTCTACAGCAGTCGAGCTGCTAGAGCTAATAATTCCTGATTTTGCATTGTTCAAGTAGTCAGTAGGATTAATAGTTTTATCGTTCTTTCTGACTTCGTAATGTAAATGAGAGCCATCACTTGAACCTTTATAAACATTCCCCGAATTACCAATTGTTCCAATTTTGGTTCCTGCTGTAATATTGTCTCCGATTTTTACGAGAGTTTCATTCATATGAGCGAATAGGTGTTTTATGCCATTGTCATCCTGAATCATGACAATATTTCCATATGATTCATGCTCTCCGTTTTTAGCTGCGTCACCACTTTTAATAACTTTTCCATTGATAGGGGAGTCTAGTCGTTGCCCCATGGAGCCATCGATATCTACGCCTAGATGAAAATCCTTTTTTCCATTTAGTGTACGATTGCCATAATTGCTTGTAATTGGACCATTCCAACCATTTAATTTAGAAGAGGTCGCGGAAGTTGTTGCATTATTACCTGAAACAGTCCCTGTTTTATTAATCTTTCCTGCAGCAATCTGAGATTTTATGGATTTTTCTTGATCCTCAATTAAAGTAAGCTTTCTCTTTTCGAGTTCGATTTGTGCTTGAAGTGACTTTCGATACTCTTCGGAATGTTTTGGTAGGGTGGATTGAACTTTAACCTGTTTTTCAATCTCAAGATTTAAATTATCTAGTGTTTGTTTGTATTTGTCTGTAATATAGATTGAATCTTTGGTTGTTTTATTGGCACTTTTTTCAGCTTTATTTACAGAGGAAACAGTATTACCGACTTTACTTAGTTGTTCTCCGTAGTTAATTTTTAGCTTAGTCAAGTCTACTAATGCAGCTTTTCTAATTTTTATTTCTGGATCATATTTTGCTGCAGCTCTGTGGTAAACCATTTCATCTTGTAGATTTGCAAGGTCAGATGAAGAAGTTGGGTCATCTATTTTTTTTGCATAGGCTGCTAATATATTTTCTAATGCAGCAATTTCGGAATTGATGATGTTAATACGTTTATTTGTTTCTAGTGCGAGATCTAAAGTGGCCTGTTGTTCTTCAGTTAGTTTATTTTCACGAGACAACTTATAGGCCTTTAACAATGCATCATTTGCGTTGTTTTCAGCAATCATTGTTTTTATCTTTTCTGAAGAAAGGCCTATAAATTTAGAATCATTGTTCAATAGTTCAGGATAGACCGAAGCCAAATCTTGCATGATTTCGTATCGACTTTCTAAAAGATCTTTTATATTTTGTTCTTGAGCAGTTAAATGTTCTTTATTAAATATATCTACTAAAGTCTGTTGAGAATAACCAGCTAATTGATTTGTTAATGCTTCGTAACTAAACAAAGAATCATCTAACGCATCTACATAAGAGCTTGAAATACCTAACGTTTTTTCAGTAACATCTTTATAGTGTTTCATTTTGGATGCAAGATTATCAAGTTCATTACCTGAAGTTGTAGCACCTGAAGTAAAGTTGTGAAGTGACAATCCTGTTGCATCCATTGCGTCTTTATATTGATTGTAGTCTGTTGCTATACTTCCAAGATGTTGTTTCAAGCCTTTTTGAATACTAGCTAGTTTAGAATCATCAATATCGGGATATGCAGATTTTACATTTTTTATATAATCTGAAACTTCTTTTTGAGTTTCTTTAAATTTTTCTGGAGAGGCATATTCTAGTTTGCTAAATTGAGAACTAATATCATTTATAAACTCTGAAGCATTTTTATCTTGAAATAAAGTTTCCAATGCTGAATTTAAATTTTGAACTTCATCTGCATTAGATGAAGAAATTAAATCAGCACTTAGTGTTTGTGCTAACTCTTCAGTACTACCTTTTAAAGCTTCATTCTTACTTATAATAGTTTCTAGGTTATCTATATAACTCATTTTCATAACAGGTAAAAGATCACTTATTTCTTTTGTAGGACCCTGTATTAATTTTAAAGTATGTTCAGTGCTATTTATTAAAGAGTTTAGATATTCAATATCTTTATCAGTTCCTGAAGTTTTTGCTTCGGCAAGTTTAGTTTGAAGTTCTGATAATAGCTCATGTATTTTTTTTTCAGAGTCAAAAATAGGTTTATCATTTTTTTTTAACTCAATTTCGAAATCAGAACTAATTTTCTTCTCAAATAATCCACCCACTGGGCCGTTTGCTTTATGTTGATTAAGATTATAAAAACCTTTTATATTACTATCAACTTGTGATTGTAATTTATTTAGTTTTGTTTCATTTTCTGTAATATTTGTTTTTCTAGCTTTATCTTCCTCAGTTTTAGCATTTTCTTTTTCTATTGCTAATTGTTCTTTTAATAATGCTGTCTTTATTTTAACGGCTTCAACTGAGCCTACCATTTTCTTACCGTATTCTTCCTCACCTGAAGCCAAAGAGGGGAGAAGTGTTGCTAGTTCATTTTGTATATCACGATACTCAGCAAGTACACTATTATCAGCATTTCCATTATTAACGATTTCGCTTAATCTTTCATATTGAGGAATTAAACTATCAATTGTAGATGAATTTTGTTCAAAAGTATTTAGCATTGCTTTTTGAGCAGCTTCAAATTCGGCTATTTTTTGTTTTGCTTTCTCACTGCTTTCAATTATTTTTCCAAACACAAAATCGATACCTGCTAGAGCTAAGCCAGGTCCAAATGTTGAAAGTAGACCTTTCCCAATTGCTGCTATACCTGTCCCGGCACCTCTAATATCTCCATATGCATCCTTCGCTGTTTTAGATAACTCATACAAGTTCACCCCCAAATCAAGTAGAGACGTTGAACTTTGTGAGGCTTCTTTAGTATTCTTGCTAAACTCCACAATAGCTTGATTAATGCTTTCTAGTTGGCTTGGGATTTCGGAGATGCCTGCAATATGTATACCTTCCCCAAATTGAATATTGTTGATTTGAGTATTCAAATCTGAAATTTGGTAGGTTAATTGTTCGAAATCGGTGTTGTTTGCGTAGGCTTTATTTAACTCGTAAATATTATATAAATTTGCTTCGAGCGCTTGCAGGTTTTGTTGTGTTTCTTGAATGCCGTTTAGTTTAAATTGGTTGAAATTGATTGTTTCTACTTCTGTTTTCAGTTGTGTCAATAGCTGCTCTAGTGATTGTAAGTCGCCGCTAGGAATGCTTGCTAAACGCTTGTAAAATGATTTTACATTTAGATTTGCATCACCGATTGCTTCATTTAGCTGGTCTATTGATTTTACTGAAGTGGTCACTTGCTGTTTGAAATCATCGAATAGTGACAGGGGAGGGGATGATCCAGTTCCAACATTCTGCAATTTTTGGTTTAACGCGTCTAAATGTTGTTGGAGTGCATGAATTTGCTTTTCGTATTCCAGAAATAGTTGCGTATTGTGACCTTTTACATCTAAGTTTATCGTTAGAGCATCTATGTTTTTTAATCTCTTTATATATGTATGTATATTTTTTCTTGAAACTTCGTCATTGACTCCTAGAGCGACTAATAAGTCCATTGGTTTTTTTGTTTGTCCACCACCAGTACTCAATCGATTTTCCCTCCTAATTTATAGATAAACATAAAAAATACAGCGACTTTGAAAGTAGCTGTAATCATCAGTTTATCGTTTTATTTTTTCGAATATATTTGAATATCCTAAAATGTTCAAGTACCCACCTAAAAAGGTAGGGGAGTAGTTCAAAATTTTAACGAGTGCTAAGTGAAGGCTCTTTTACGAGTTTGTCTTTTTCAGTAGACTTGATTTTATGGATTAGTTCTTTTTCCAACTCTAAAAACTGCATACTTAAATTGAGTCGCTTACTAATTTCCTCTAGCACATTTGAGATTTCCTGCATCGTAAACATTTCCGTTAAGAATAGGTCGTACCAACCAATCTCTACTAGATTATTCATAGTAGCAAAATGACTTTCAATAGATTTATCTTTAAGTTCAGTTTTTAAATCAGTAAAATGCTTGATCACTAAAAAGAGGACATAGTGTTGTAATTCGTGGTCATTCTTAAAAAAATCTAAGTTATTTTGTTGTATATAGTCGATGGTGCTTGCTAAGTCATTTATTAATATCGTTACTTTGCGCTTACTGAATTTTGGATAGTAATAAATGAATTTACCCTGGTCTTTATCAATGTGAAATTTTTGTTTTTTATTGAGCTCATCCGCATTTTGTTGAATATCTGCTAATGTTAGTTTCGTTTCACGTTTAGCCATTTTTAAACTCCTTTTTTTAATTAAAGATGGGCTGTCCTAAAAGTAAGTAAAAACAATAAGCTTAGAGATATTCTTCCTGATATAAAGGTAAGAATCCGCGTAGACTCCTGTGGGAAAAGCAAGAGCATGAGACCCAGCAGGGAGCTTTAGCGAGCGATGCGGCTCATGCCTTGCCCGCGGAAAGCGAAGCGGATTTTTACCATATAGGAAGACAGGCGTTATTGTTTGAAGAACTTTTTAGACAGCCTCATTTTAAATTAATTCATTTAAATTACATCAACAACAATTGTTTCAAGGTATGTACCATCAGTTACTTCAATGATTGTTTGGTCATTTGCTGCTGCAGAGGCACCTAAAGTAATGACACCATTTGCATCAACACTTGCGATTGTTGTGTTCTTGGAAGTCCACGTTAAATCACTATTTTGTAAAAGGACATTGCTGTAACCTGCGCCTCGGATACCTAGTACTGCGATGCGTTGAGCATCTCCTGCAACAGCAGAATCAAGCACTAGACGAGAAGGATTCGAAGCTAATGCTGTAACTTGTACTTTTTCATCAGCTAGATTACGAAGTTTAATGTAGGCATAGTTTCCTTTTTTGTCTGCTAGTGAGCTACCTGCAAGAGAAGAAGAAGCTACACCTTCATGTGTCATAGAAATTTCCACTGCACCATTTGGTTTAAAGTTAGGCACCTCGATAATCACTTCGCCAGTTTTTCCGTTATTAGAGCGAATATCTACATTTAATTCCATACGCACAGCTTTCGGGAATGAATCAGCAGAGATTTCAATTGTATCCATCATTTCCTGAACAGCATAGACAACTTGTACTTCTTTGCCCGCTAATGCTGGAACAGAAATTTCTTTGCCAGTAGGAGCGTATTGCGAGAATGTACCATTAACTTGTTCCACATGCACTTTGCCAATAGGCGTGTCAGCTAATGTGCCTTTACCACTCGCATCAAGTAAAATAATTTCATCCGTATAGAATTCAGCTAATTGGTGATTGATTTCTGTACCATTTTGTAAGGCAATATAAGCTGTATCGAATGCAGCATCTTCAATTGAGAACGTTAATTCTTTTTGGTAGTTAAGTTCGTATACTTTTTTCGAGCCTTTACCTGCATGAATAGCCTGTGTTTGAATTGCTTGTGTCATCGATGAATTCAATAAAGTTTTACCGTTAAGAATTAATTCATCCGTTAAACGATCAAATAAACGTACGTTTGCTACTGAAGTTAAAAATTGATTTTGTTGTGTCATAATAAATTACCATCCTTTTAAGTTATTGTTTTTTATTTGAACTAGAATCAAGTCCTAGCTGTTTCATTTGTTTGTCAAATGCTGACTTTGTCATAATGACATCCTCATTTTTCTTCGGCTCGTCAATATGGCCTAGCCAATGGGGAAGGTCTTGATCATTTTTAAATTCAACCATTCCAGAGTAACGTGCATTCAGAATGGCATCACTGCTGACCATATAATCCATACGAATTAAACCTTTATGAAATTGATAAAGCGTTAAATTTTCAATCTCATGGTAGGGAAGACCAGATTTGCAATGATAAGCGACGATTTGCTGTTCTAAATCTGCCTGTTTCGTTCTTCTTTTTGCCATAAATGCTCGTGCTTCTTGAATGGCCTTTTTAGTGCCTGGATCGATAAATTCATCATCTAAATCGATGAGGTTTTGCTCACTGATGATGGTTTTAATTTTATCGAAATCACGTTCATGCAATGAAATACCGTCGACAATTATAAATGCCATACCTTTTTCATTGATTGTGAATTGAATGTCTTCAGTTTTAAAAATTAAACGATATAAAGCGATTAATTTTGCTAATAAATCAGGGCCATCTTTGTTTTGAGAGAGGGCAAGCAAAAACATGAAATAAGACATTCTAATGACTTCTGGTTCTTGAAAATCACTTTTCGGCAATAATAAGCATTGCACGTAATCATAAAATTCATCGGCATCAACCATGCGAACAGGATAAATACTTAATCCTTTATATGTAGTAGACTTGCCAAATGCTTTTTTAGTTGAAAAGCTCATGATTGAAAACCTCTTGCCCCTTGACCAGAAGGAATAATATAAATCCAGCGATACCCTACAAATCCTTCAGGTGTATTTACAATGGGGATCCCACTGTGAAATCTCATATCTCCAAATTCTTCAATATCCTCTTGAAATAGCACTTCATTTAACATTTCACCTAGCCAATCGAGTCGAAAATCTATATTATTGATAGCAACTGGCGTATAGATATCAAAAATATATTGTTGTGTGCTAGAGTAGGGATGATCAGTAAATTGATTTGTGCTTTTAAGATAATGCTTTTGAGGCGTTCGTGGACCAGTATATAAACAAATGCGAGAAAAATGTGAATCAATTAAATCGCTTGTTTTTTCTCCAACTACTAATAGGTTGTTTATAATAAGATCTTTTTCAGGTAACTGTGAAATATCCATTTTCGACTCATCCAAAGGATCATCTAAATGATTTTTTGGCATGTAGTACAGTAATCGAAGTAACTTCTCATGTTCTTTCAATGCTGTATAAAACTTAGATAAATAATTTACAATTTTCATTCTCCTTTGTCCTCACTTCCTAAAGAAGGTTGATTTTGAAGGTTTTGCTTTCATGATTAAAAAAGAGTATTTTATAACATTTTTACATTAATTCATTTATTAATTTACTTACTTCAACTAACAATTGGTGGGGATGAGAAAGCCTCCATTGATTGAGTTTCACTTAATACATACAATTGTCATCACCTACTTAATTTCGATTTGAGAAACAGGTACTTACAGTTTACGATTTAGTATTGATTCTGTTCTCATGTTATGTATTCCATTTATAAACCTCTTTTGAAGTACATGAAACCTTCATGATGTATCCATGCCTTCGCATAGATACATTTGAAAATTTCATTCAAATTAATAGTATGTATTTTAAATTAATTCGTTTATTAACCATGTTCTTCTTCGACTTCTTCAATTCCAAAGGCAATTGCTTCTAAGTAAGAAGTATTGGAAAATGTGTTATGTCTGATTGAACCTTTTTTGATTTCTTTTTGTTTATGATGAGATAATACATAGTTATCTTGCAATTGATGCTGGGCACTTTGATTTCTAAGTAATTTTGTAATCTCTCGCCGTCTGAGATTGCGCCTTTTGGTTTCTTTAATAAATTTTAAATTCTCTTCTTCTAATAACAATTCGGCTTTAGTAAAATATCCTTTTGTAATATAATAACCAATCATATCTAATAAAATTAACGTCTGATGGGTATGTGAGGTTATACTGAAATATAATTCTAACGGTATCTCTTCACCTTGATAAATCACTTTTTCATTTTCTAGCATAAATCTTATAGTTTGCACTCTTTCCTCCATTGGGAGGTCTAAATTCAATTCTACCATTCTGTGAGGTAATTGTAGTTTCATATTATTGCTCCTTCTACTTATTAAGGTGACTGGTGTATCTAAAAAGCTACTATTTCCGCCCAAGTAATTTTTTGAAGCTACTTTTTGCATTTCTTACACTGTGAATGATATAAATCTTTACTGCTGCTATTTAAACTGTAAAACTCGTCGGTTGCAGGAAGTCGCTCTTTACATTTGCTACAACTTTTAGTTCGTAGTTTTAAATTCTTTGTATATACTACCTTTCTCCATTGTCTATCATTTTCTTGTTTTATTTGGTGACAAATTGTATTAAACCTTCGTCCCACCGTTTTTAGTGGAATCCCTAAAAGCTGTCCAATTTTATAATTAGTGTAGTCTTTAGCAATGTATTCAAGTAATTCCACTTGCTCTTCATTTAAACATTTTTTTATTAATTCATCTAAATCGGCAAATAAACTAATTACATCCGTGTTCATTTTTAAAGTGTTTGATGCACACACGCCCTGACTGCCATTTAACATCGTATCATCTATTGAACCTCTAAACGTCAATAATTCTTTAATTACAGTTTCGTCTGATAAAACTAAATGTTGATATTTTGTATCTTTAGCTGTTTGATAGGCCATTAACTGTCATCTCCTTTAATGTAAGTATTCGATTACACTTATCCATATTATAATTGCTATATTTTATAAATCAATATATTTTTATATTAATTCATTCATTAATTCTCATTCATTTACCATTTTTCGTTGTTTCTTCCTATTTAATAAGCAATTTAATAATCTTCCTAAAAAGAAATGGTGTATATCATTAATTCATTTATAATAGTTACATTTTAATTTAGCATATGGTACTATTAAAATAATCATATTTTTAATGGAAAAACAAGGGAGTGGAACTTTGAAAATTGGTAAAACCCGAGAATTATTAATCGAAGATATTAAAGCTAAAATCCCATTGTTAGTTCAACATGATTTAATTTTAGATGAGATATCTATTCAACTTAATCGATATAACATTAATATAGGCAATATTTTAGAAATGATTAATGATGAAAATGTGCTAAGAGAAACAAATTTAAGCGAATTATTACTATTAGGTGAGCAACTTAATTTAAAATTTGATGACAGTAATCCTGGGTGGATGAATGAATGGTTAAATCCTTCTGAAATCAAAGAATTAAGATTCTATAAAAGAGAATCGCCGTATGAAGACATCATAACGTTACCATATACTTTTGAACATGTTATAAGAACAGGTCATCATGAGTTTGCAGCAGTGCTTCCCAATACAATTATCGGCAAGCTTTGGATGAGTGGTATTTCTATGTATAACCCAAATATACAGCGACAAGCCAAAAAGAAAAAACTAAAAAATGAAATTATCGAAGTGATGAATTTAAATCCAAAATCATTGCGTGAGATTGAAAAGCAAACATTAAATGGAGATTTAATTACATCTACTTTACGATACAATGCAAAAGTTGGTACGGGTAATGACGGTTTAGAATTATATTATGATGAAAAAGAACAATCCCTTACTGTATTAGAAGGAACTACACTCGATGTTTTAGATGGGGCACATCGTACTTTCTCTATTTATAATGCATACATGAAAAAAAGTGATCTGCAAGGTAATATGATTGTTATTTTTTCAAATATGACAGAGGCTCAATGTAAACGCGTGCAAGTAGATATGGCAAAAGCTAACCCTATCCCAAAACCAAGACTGCAGGAATTAGCAAAAGATAAATTGTCTGATGAGGTAGTTATTGAGTTAAAAGTTGATGGGGAATTAAAGGGAAAAATTACTTCTAGTTCAAATGTTAAATATTCATTTGGGGAAGTGGTTACTTTTTCTGAATTATCCAATGCCATCGATAACAGTTTTAAAATAGAAAGTCGTTTACAGGTAGGTAAAGTTGTAACAGTAATTAACGAATATATGATGTATCTTTTTGCTTATTACAAGGATAATTTAACTGATAAAAATTCATTAATGTTTAAAAATAGAATGTTTGTTGGCCATATTGAATTGGCTGCAAGGATGCATGAAGAAAATATCCCTTTTGAAATTTTAAATAATTATTTAGATCAGATTGACTTCTCAATTCATAATTCATTATGGGAGGAGCTTGGTATTTTACAGTATGGCGGACTAAGCACACGAAATAGAAAAAAACTTCAAAAAGTATTTGAGGTTTTAATTAAATAATGAGGTGTACAATTGATGCTTAAAGATAATGTATTTAATAAAGATATAAAAGAGTGGTATTTAAAATCTTTAGATGTAAAAGATAATAGTTTAACTACCTATTTATCGCTCTTTAATAAAGCAACGCTGATAGAAAATCAAAAAAATAAGGATATTTTTGATATGAATAAAGTGGAATTGGAAGAATTGTTTTATAGTTTAAAATCACCTAGTCCACAACCTATAAGTGCCTCCATTGGTTTTATCTCAAGGTATATAGATTGGGCAATTATGAATGGTTATACGGAAAATCGTTCACAAAGGTTACCGAGTATAATCGATATTGAATATTGTAGTAGATTTATTTATAAAGCGTCAATCGTCAGGTATACAAGAGAGCAATTGAAAACTTATATGCGTTTATTTGATGATCAACGGCATGCAGTATTTTTATTATGTTTATTTGAGGGAATCAAAGGTGAAGGCTATAGCGAAATTTTAAATTTAAAAATGGCTGATTTGAGTAATGACAATGGGGTTTGCTTTGCTAGATTGACGAATAATAAGGGGTATAGAAGAAAAATTGAAATAACCGAAGATCTTTATTGGAAGCTTGAAAAATTAGACAAAATATCCTCTACTAGTTTGACACCAAAACAAGGACAAAAATACTTTACGGACAATACTTATATATTTAAGAAAGCAAATTCAAAAAGTAGTGATATTCAACTGAGAGCTTCTTTCGGGAATAGAGCACTGGATTTAGCGAAAACAATATTTGACAATAGTAATTTAATAGCTAGTACGATACAGATTTCAGGTATGATGTGGTATTTGTGGGAAATGGTAAAAGATAATGAAGTGAAAACCCTAGACAAAGAGCTATTAGAAAAAGTTGCAAATAAATATGATACCGGTTATGCGAACAAAGATAATAAGTATGTAAGTTATTCTATACTCAAACATAAATTAGATTTTGATTTTATGAAAACAAATTATGGAGATTTTAATATAGAGCTATAGAACTGGTGAATACCAGTTTTTTTGTTGTCCTGCATTAACGGTCAGTAAGACGCCCACCTCAGGTTGAAAGACGAGGTGGGCGTTTTACTGACTGTAGCAGCCCGATTGGTTTGACGACCATCAGTGAGAGAAAATCCCCACTGATGGTCGTTTTACTTTATAAATAAAATAATAAGATAAAACGACATGGGTATTGGGTAAATTGTAAATATTCTCTAAAAATAAACTTGAAAACGAACGTCTGTTCGTGATAAGATAAGAACAAATCAATGCTGAGGAGAATAGCTAGAAAAAGTTATATTAGGAATCATTGTAATACTAGGGGGTTTTTAAGTGGATGAGATACAAACAACAGCTATTTTAGAGTTAGTTATTTATAAGGATAGCAATATTTCAAATGAGTTAATGAAAGATTTTAATGGAAGTATTACAAATGTTATTCTGAGAGATGAAGGAGGTAATATGCTTGAATGTGCATGTATGGACAGTTCGGTTTCTAGTTTAATACTAATGGATTCATTGCATGAAGAGGAAATAGAATTAATGAATGAACTGACTGATACAAAATTCATCTATCAAAATGCACAAGATATTCAATATGATAGTTTAATTCAATTAGATGACAGTCAGGACAATATATACTGTGTTGTAGAGCTTAAAAATATAATTTATTTATATAATGGCTTTTTAAGAAAAACCATTAATGATGATAGTATTACGTCTTTAAAAAGCTTAAAAGATTATTTAAATATCCACTATCCAGCACATAAAATATTGGAAAGAATATGTTAAAGGTTTGGAAAATGAGTAGTTACGGAAAAAGTGAAAGGATGATAAAGGTGATGTTGTACTATTATTGAAAGGTGGTGAACAGAAATGGAAAAAATTTTAGTGAAAGAATTTGCTTCTGAACTAATTGGACAATCAAAAGGAAGGATCAGCAAAATCGACGCTGAAGCAATAGCAATAATTTACATATCTAAGGTCAAAAATTTTAATTTGTTAAAGACTAATGGTACTAGAAATGTTGTACAGAGCATCATTGGGGATAAACAAATTGTCGACTTAATGAAGGGGGGAAGCACATATAATTTTTCATTTAAATGA